CCATTGACCCGACCAGCTGCAACGACTCCAGCGGAAACGGAGGCTCAGGGTCTGAAGGCTCAACTTCAGCCGCACCCGCCGATACCTGGGGGATTGATGCAGGGGCAACAGCTGGGCCAGCTGGGCCAGCTGGTGCAGCTGGGTGATCTGCTTTGATCTTGTCATTGACCTTGGCAGCTTGCTCCGATTTGTCAGCCACACGCGAGGCCGCATAAGGGATTGCAGCCCCGGCAAGACCCAGCGCACCCAGCACCACAAAAGCCAACGTGGGAATTGTGGTCTTAGGTTTCGTGTGCAGTTCGGCGGATTTATAGAGGTTGAAAACTTCCTTGGAGTACCGGAAAGGCTTTTTCCCGAGGGACTTTGAATAAAGCAGATTGCGTGAACAGTGATCCCATTCATAGACGATTGCAGCACCCATACCGCCGAACCGCCGCACATGCAAATGCCGCCCCACCAGCGCCCGGATATTCTGGTCAATCAGGCCCGGATGTTGGGTAAGGATGATGAAGTCAACGCCCATGTGGCGGTGCGTTTCCAGCATCTCAATACACTTCGGAACCTTGGAACCGTTAGCACGGGGTTTCCATTCCCGTTGCACCTCGTCAAAGCAGATGACAGCGCCGGGTTTGGCCCATTCGTGCCAGTTGGCAAGACCGCCAGTGTCCGACCCGTCGATTAGCTCATGGTCGAGCAGTAGGCCATTGATGTTGGTAAACACGACGCGAGGGGTTTCAACCTCCCGGCCCCCAGCATCAACGGACTTGACCACGGAGCCGATGAGGTCGCGCAGCAGGTTAGACACACAGTAGAGCGTTTTCCCCGCGCCGGGGTTGCCAGTGATGAGCGTGATCATCCGGGGTTACTCATCATCATTCGCGTGGATTTAGTCAGCTGCCAGATCATCATTTTGGTGAGGATTGCACCAAAGATGATCCCCAACGCTTGACCAATACCAGCGAGGCCAGCAAGGGACAGCAGGTTAGAAGGAAGGCCACCCCATGCCCCTTCAGCCGCTTGGATAACCTGATTCAAGGCCAGATCAAACCCGACAAAGGAAACCAACGAGAAGCCGAGGGACACCAGCACCCGAGCGAGTATCGGCTGCACAAGAGACAGGATGAAGGCGGCAACTGGCATTAGTCACTCTTTGGGTAGATGATGAAAACCGCTGACAGGGAGGCCAGCAACAAGATGAAAGGCTTGAGGTAGTCCGAAATCCACCCACAGGGAACCGCCATAGCCAGCGCCGTGACCTGATGGCCAAAAACTGAAACGTTCACATCGGGTATGCACCCACCACCCGCAAAACTTGGCCCCGTCTGGAGTTCAATGTTCCGGGTTTCCTTGGGTAATGGTTCCTCGGGGGGAGCCTCCAATTTTTTACAGGCAAGGATGTCAGGGTAAAGCTCACACAGGCCCGGAGTGGGCTCACCAGTTGTGGGATCGACACCCGGCGTTGTAGGGTTGGGATCGGTTGGGGTTTCGTCGGTGGTGGTGGTGGTTTCGCTGTCCGTCACGGAGTTATCAGGGGCACGTGTTGTGGTCGTGGTTTGCTGATTGATGGTGATGGAGTTTTGCAGGTAGTTGATGACCGTCGAAGTCGTATTTGTGACGCTAGAACCGTCCGACTTGTTGGTAGTGGTTGTTTTGCTGGGGACGCTAGACGGCCCCGTCACCTCAGTTGGCGCATCAGCTGGAATGTCCATCGGAATGCGATCCGCATTCGGCCCATCTTGAGCAGCATCGAGCAACTGACCAGTTTGCGAATCGGTCATTGAATCCGCAACGTCATCAAGCACAGCATCGGGGGCCATCTTTTTCTGGGGAGCGGTTTCGACCTTTTCGGGACCGCCCATGTACCCCTGCGAAGCAGGTTGATACGTATACCGACAAGCATATGTTTGATTGACAGGATCAAGCAAATCAGCTGTAGCAGTACGAGTGACCGGGCCATCGGGTGTCTGCTCGATGTGCTGGAAATAAGCATTACATGCCCCAGCTGGAGAGCTTGCCGTCTTGCCGCCCATGCGCCACTGCGTAGTGGACTCGTTGCGGTAAACCTCCCCCTTGGCAGCATCCACAACCGTACCCGATCCACCTGGGGGATCGGTTGCATCCCACTCATCACGAACCGCATTCAGAATTTCACCAATGGCAATGGCATTGCCAATCAAAGGCATAGCCTTTAGAAGCGACTTCGCCACCGCATTTTTCGGAATCTTGGAAATGGCGGTTACTTCAGCTTTTTGGTTTGTTTTTGGAATGGGCATGTCGTACTTACCGCCCATTTCAAAATCCGGCCCATTGGGCCGAAATGTCTTCCCAACAGAGAAAGCACCACGCCCCGGAATGCCCGAGCTTGGCGGGTTCACAGGTTGCGGGGTTAGAGATATGTTTGCAGCTGGGCCGGGTTGCCGAAGGATATAGCCGCCAGCTGTCGGCGTGAAAACGGCAGTGGGTTTAGTACCCACCCGCACGTTGGGGCTGTTCTGAGCTTGGGCCAGCAGCGGGAAAGAGAGCAGGGCCAGCAGGTAAGCGCGCCTCATTTGAACGCAACCCAAAGCATCATCATTAGACCCAGAGCGATCATGTATTCAAGGGGCAGAATCATTTTCAATCCTTCTCCATGTCACCAGTGAAAAGGCGCAATAACTGCTTAACGCCCCAAATAACAACCAGCACACCAACAAGCGCAATAAAGAGGCTATACATATCAGCCACTCGCACCGAATCGACAGGCTCAGGCTTCACGGAAACCTCCAGAGCAGCGGCAGCTAACTCCACATCATCGACAACGATCACGCGCCGATTTGCAGACGGACACCACGACGAATAGGTAGTTGTCGTCAGGTTTGGTGCAGTGGTGCACACGACCAGATTCACGTTTGCCATGGTTGCCTAACTGATCAAGAAAAGAGGGGCACGAAGCCCCTCAAACATCACACTGGAGCGGGAAAGGACTTAGACCCAACCCAGTTTGGAACCCAGCTTTTTCAGGCCCCAGAAGGCCACAAATGCCACGATGATTGCGGTGATAGCGGCCACCATGTCAGCACCGGCAGTAGTAATAGCAGTTGTCACGTCAGCAGGAAGCGCTGCGTGAGCTTGGCTGTACATACCCAACAGAGCGCCAGATGGCACGAGAACGCGAGCAAATTTGTTCATGATGAACTTTCAGAAAGGTTAAAGGGAACGGCACGAATACGCACCGGGCAGGGTTAGCCCTGACCGCTGAGAACTCATGAGAAAGACACCGACGAATAAGCACCATCGGCCCATTTAGGGGCAATGGCTCCGACCTGCACGATTTCAATAAACCCCATCACGTAGCGGGTTATGTAGGGAGACTTCAAAAGCTCACCAGTTGCAGCCACAACGAGCCGAGAACCTGCCCGGCAGACCTCCCCCACACCGTGAAGGTTTTTTGCCCATTGGGGCAGGTTGAACCACGACCGGGTTTTTTTGGCTGACTCATCCAGACCAGCAATGCCATACAGACGCAGACCCTTGGGGAACTCGGAAAGCTCGCCCAGCTTGGAGAGGTATTTCATCAAGTACCCCACGCCCGTAATGCACTCTTTGCGTTCGGTCATGCCGTAGGGCCAAAGGGGAGGCCGACCTGCTCCCAGCTTCGCCGTGTTCCATGGCTTATCCCACATGGGCATGGCGACACCTTCGGGGAGCCACGCGACGAGGTGGTAGTGAACGGTTCCACGCTTTTGGAGTTCCGAGACCCACGTGTAACGGGCCGCGATGCCCCGTTGTCTGCACCAGTTGCGGAAGCCTTCGCAGGCTTTTTTGATGTGGTTGGGGTTCCAGTCATGGGAGCCATTGCCAAGAGTGCCGCGAGTGTCGTAGGTGAGGGTCACAAACCATGCTTTGTCGGGACGGAAACCGGGCCTACTCATAGCGTGAAGATGACCAGATGCCCACACCGATTTTTTCAAGCGTTTGACACGCCGCAAGGCTTGCGCCTCTTTGGACATATCAAGCGAAACGCATTTATTCCCATCGAAATCAAAGCCGTTCCGCAGTTCTGGAGGGAGACAATCGAACGCTTCCCGCTTTGTTTTAAATGGGACAAGCCCCGCGCCCCCGCCGTGCGAGGCTGCGCCTCGCCCAGCGTTGTCGCGCCGCATGGCGACATTTGTGGGGATGCGAGTAGCGTGGTTTGTCATGGCAGAACTCACAAACAGCCACGAGCTACAAAGGGGCCATCGAACTGGACAGCTGACACGTGTTCGCGCCAGAAGCGAACGTAAGCATCGAACTGCATCACGCAGCTGAAAACCTTTTTCATCGGGCCGAAGTTGCCCGAATAGCTGAAGATGTATTGACGGGGGGCGCTCATGCAGCGGCCCTCGACAACATCAGCGAGAAGTAAGAAGCGACCTCGGCAGCAACGCGCACCGAGTCGCAATGACGGGAAAGCTCCGCAAGGTTCAAAGGCTCCCCGGAGGCTTCAGCAGCGATCAGGAGGCCATTGATTTGGGCCTGAGCGAGTCGCATGGACTCAAGATGACCAGCGATAGCGGCAGGGAGGGAAATCACAATGCCACCTCGCCCAGCTGGACACCGTTTGGCCCCTCGTAGATCATGGACAGGCTCAGGCCATCGGCGACAACATCACCACGGATGACCACGGCTTGAACGTCGCCGTTTGCGTCCACGTCATCAGCCACAAGGGATGTGAAGATGGACGACAGAACTGCCAGACGCGCAACACGACTGATCTCGTCAAATTGGGCGGGGGTCATGGATCACCCCGCGCTTACTTGGCCGCTGGTGCAGCTGGAACCAACCGAACGTCACCGACAGTCAAGCGACCATCTTTAACGGCCAAGCTGGCGGGGTGAAGGGTGTACTTGCCGCGCGGGTATGGCTGATCAGCCTCGCGAAGCATGATTTCGAACTTCTCAGGGAACTCGGATTGCACCCCGTCAGCATCCAGCATGTAGGCGTGAGCCGTTTGAATGCGGAGGTGATAGGGTTTGCCTGAGGTTTTGCCAGTACCCTTTAATTCGCGAATTTCGGGCTTTGTGACTACGATGTTGAGCATGGTTGGTTCCTTGTTGCGTAGTCAAAATGACTACAGGAACGAACCATATACAAAAGGACTGCACATGACAACCCCCGCAGAACAAATTACACAGCTAATTGATCGGGCATCGAATGTCGCAGGGAGCCAAAACAAGGCCGCACAGATGGCCGGAATCAACCCGCAGAACCTGAGCCACTACAGAACAGGACTGCGAGAAATGCCACCCGAAGCAGTGGCAGCGATAGCGCACGTAGCCGGGTTAAACGCTACAGAATGGCTAGTACGAGCAACGCTATGGCGCTCAGAAGGCAAAGGATATGCCGAGGTCTTAAAAGCGGCATTGGGGGAACGATTGCGAGCGACTGGCGCGGGTCTCGTTTCGTTTTTCGGGCTGGCCGCATTCATGCCATGGAATGAGCTAGACAATCTACGATGTATAGACTGTTAACTGTCGATAGCCAAACGCTATGATGATTTTCAGTGTAGCTGCAAAGCAACGAGCCAAGGCCTGTTTGTTTTTCAAGGCGACGAAAGGGGCAGGGTTTGAAGGGGTTGAACCTCCCCCGCGATGCAAGACACCCGGCAGGGTTTGACCTTAATACGGGAACCGTTGCCGCTTCGCTTCATGGCTTCGCCATAAATACCGGACTCAGGAAGGCGGGAACATGTGGCGAACGCCCGACATGCTGACCGTTGGAGGCTTTGGGGGGTCAGGAGGCAGCACGAAGCGCCGATTGTCCTGAGAGGCAGAGGCCACCACCACAGGGGCAGGGGAGGGCACAGCAGAGGGCAGAGGGCCACC